TCATTGATTTAATAATGTAATCTTCAAATGTTGGTATGATTTCAAATTCAGGTACTTTACCTACTTGGAACTCGCCATCTACATTTGCTTTCATTCCTTTAGTCATCATATGGAACTCTAATGCTGTTTTAATAAAGTCTTGTAAGAACTCTTTCCATAACTCAATTTTTTTGTTACGTGTACGGATAGATACTTTCTCACGTTCTTGTTGTGACTCTGATGATGCATCAATACTCTCTAACCCTGTGATACCTACCGTTAAAGGACTAAGCCCTGCATTATTAATAATCTGTGTAACGACCATTTTATATGCTTCTAAGTGTTTTTCTATTCTTACATCACCTTGTGCATAAATAATCTTTTGCTTGTCTACATTCTCACTTGGACTATCTGCATAGATAACGTGATTAACTTTGAAGTCATCAGGTAATTGTGCTTCACCTTGACCATTTTTAGGTATATATTCATCAGGGAAGTATCTAGTTAATTTACCATCACGGAACTCTTGAATCATAGTTGATTGTATTTCATCTAATGAATCCATTGCACCATACGAACCTGCATAATCACTCTCACCCATAATGCTATTTCTAAACTCACTATTAGGTAATTTATTAGGTTTGTATAAACTTAATCGCTTGAAGTAACCTTTAAATGATATACGTTTTAAGTCTCTAGTTTGTTCTAAATCACTCATTGGAGCAGTCAACCATTTAGGTTCTAGTTGTGTTTGTCCTAATGTATCAAACTGTAATATATCTAATCTGTAATCTATATAGGCACCGACATCATCAACACCATACATTTCACTTAGTCTATATTTTTGTTTACCTTTCTCATAATAGATATAGAATATGTCTTCTACTACTCTACCGCTTATAATCTTGTTAGTATAGTTTTCAGGTTGCCACGATTCTATAATAGGATAGTCGCTTATTAATGGGTTACGTGTTAATTTCCACGATACTCCACCACTCCACGATTCCGTTTCAATACCTTTATTCATAAGTAAGGTTAGTTTGTTTTCTTTTAACATCTCATCTAGTTCTATTTGTAAACTCTCTTCATCTTTACCTTCTACCTGCAATGCGAATCCATTACCGATAATTAAGTCTACCATTTTCTCTGTTAATAGTTGTGCAAAGCCACTATGTATCTTTCTAAAGTTATCATTACTATTACCCCAAAAGTAATTTAATGATTCGCTTGTTTGACCAAATCGCCAAAACTTTTTAGCTTCTTTACGATAGAAATATGCTAGTGCTTGTTCATCACCTGAATACCATATCCCATTCTCTAGGAATCGCCTAGTGATTTGTCTATCATTGTATGGGTCGTGCATTGTTACTAATAATGGATTATACTTCATCTCTGTGCCAACTCCTTTTGAAAAGTTTTGTATTCTACTATCTATTACTTTGTTCGCCCAATAGAGGGGGTTTATTACATTTCTTAACTTCATCATATCACCCTCCTTTGTTGGGTTGGGTATTATTCTATAATAACTGCTTTTGTACTATTTGATTTACGCATCATATATGCTGTATACGGTGCTTGTCCATACTCTATGCTGTCTACTCTATCTTTGTGTTTATGTTCTTTAAACCCTCTTATATCAGTCTTAGATGTATTAACAAAGAATGCTTTAGTAAAAGATATATAACATTCATCAGTCTTTTGTGTGAATATTAATCTACCTTGATCGAGTAATGATTGTCCTGCTTCTACTCTATCTACTATTGTATATTTATATGCTTTATAACATCTTAGTCCGTAATGTAATTTTAATCGTGCATCCATTGTAAGTCGCATAATCTTCGCTGCACTATCAATAAAGTCACCTTTCATATACATAGAATATCTTTCATAATACGGTGCGAACCATTTCACGAATCTGTCCCATATTTGGTCGTGGTTGATATTATTAACTTCAAAGAAGTCTGCTACTATATGGTGTCTGAATCCTCTTGTAAATACATTAAGTGTGAATACGTTGTTATCTGTACCACCTACATCCTGTCCTATTGTGATAATCTCTATACCGTGTGTGTTAAGGAATGCTAGGTCACTTGAATCACCTGATAACATATCTAAATGTATCTTGTTTTTCTCTCTTGTCATATACTCTGCATAGATAACTCCTTCACGTATTCCTCTTATACCTAATATCTTAGTTAACCATTGGTAGGAATCTTTAGGTGTGTTATCTATTAATTTACGTTTATCATCTTCACTCATTGTTGGATTATCCTCAAATGTGAAAAAGTAATATACAAAGTCTTCACTTGCATTACTACGTTCTAGTTCTTTCATTGTTTCCTTTGGTACTTCGTGAGCCCATTTATCTGTTGGTCTACCTTTATTCAAATGGTCTGTGTAAACTAATGTATCAGGATCCCCACCATTGCTAGTTGCATATAAGAATCCTCCATTACGGAATACTCGTATAAATAACTCACTAACGAAATCATTGTCAGCTATGTTAATTTCTTCTATATTGAATCCGTATATAGTTAATCCTAATATATCGCTCCATCTTTTCTTATTATCATAACCTGATAGGTATATTATCTTATTTGGTTTAACCCCTTGCATATCTACAATTATCTTTGCTCCACCTTGTCCTGCATTAGTGTAAGTACATATAGGCTTGAATATGTTATAGAATGAATCAGGGTTCTGTATATACATCTTCTCTAGTACTGGTAATGTTTTACCTGCTAGAAAGAATTGTGTATGTGTATCAGGTGTTTCCATTATCCTCATTAAGAACGCTATACCGAATATAAATGACTTGCTAGAGTTAGTAACTCCATTCATCCCTCGCCAAATATTACTTGGTGTCTATCCTTGATAAGGTCTCTGTGTTTATCCAGTATTTGTACTTGGTCGAGTGTCATAGCATCACCTCCCACTTGAATCTATAAGAGATAATCATAACTTATCTACAAATCGTTTCATCATATTGCTAAAGTCTTTCATTTCTACACTACCACTTACATCTACTTTATCTGCCCATTTCTTAGGTGCTAAGTTTTTAAGTGAGAATATCAATGCTGTTGTATTTCCTTCTAGTGCCTTTTGGAATAATGTCTGCTCTAATTTTGCGATTAATGATTTCTTGCTATTCTTTAATGCCTCCACTAACTCTATATGCTCATTCTTGTATTTGTACCACGTTGAATTTGCTATACCTAGTTGCTTGGCTATATCTTCTTCTTTAAAACCATCTATTCTCATAGACTTCACTAAATCTAAATATGGTTCTACATTTAATTCATAACTTGTTCTAGTTGTACCCATTGTTTCCACCTCATTTTTACTCCGAGTTAGAGTATTAACTCATACTTAAAGTGTATGATATACTTCTACATTTTAATTATAAACCACTTCGGTTTGTAAAGTCAACATAAAAAAGGAATGAATTTAATCACTCCTTAATCGTTTAGTTAAATACTATAGTGCCATCGTTTACTAAATGTTCAAATCTAGTTAATGCATCAAACACATCAACATTAATATATACATCAGCTAAGTTGTTAAATGTACCTTCATATGTTACTACACTCAATGCTTCTGTTTCAGTAAATCCAATTTCTATTAATTGTTGTTCTGTCATTTTGTTAATATCGTTTGTTATCACTTCCACTAACTCAAATAAGAACTTGATCGTAATTACATCTCCACTCTCAAAGTCACTATCCTGATTCAGTTGGAACGTAATCGCTATCGTTTCCCCATATACTATCTCGTTTATCTTAATATCATCTGTTAACGATACCACGTTTATCTCATAGCCTTCTAAGTATATCTCGTAATCATAAGTGTATGTTATATACCACTTGCTCGTTTCTGTCTGTGGTAATATGTGATATGTTAGTGAGTTCGTATCAACTGTATTAATTGTAACCTCTAATCCTTCTTCTGTCAATACTGTATCGCCTACTGTCACTTGTTGCTCGATAGTCTGATTCATAACATATTTCACTGTAACATAACCACTCACCGATGCTAGTGTCATCATCATACCTAGTATTGTTGCTGTTATTAGTTTCCTTTTATTCATTTATTCTCTCCCTCTAGTATTGCTTGGATTTTATTAATTGCTTCTCTGCCCTCTAAATCATAATCTATCATA